TTCCTTTCAATTTGAATAATCGCAACTTTTTTGCTACTAAAAGCTGTCTGCCGAACCGCCAAAGGCCGGAAAGTTCATCCCCGTCCCCTTTGTCAATCTCCCAGTAATTCACTGAAAGCCAGGTTTCCGGCTTAAAGTTTTCTGACCACTTGACAGTGTTTATGTCCGAGATACAAAATAATTTCTCTTTATGCAGTACCGGGCATTTCCCGGTAGCCGGTGCGTTTGAAAGAAGCGAATCCACCGCCCCGTTCCACTTCCGGGGAGCGTTCACGCCATTCATGTAGACCATATAAGTAGCGCAGGTTTCAAATTGCACCTGCGCCGAAGTGTTCAATCCGGTTGCGATATTAACAAAGGCCGACGTGCCGGTATCCCAGTAAGCCACAATGCCATTAGCCGCCGCAACCAGCTTATGGCTGGCCAGTGTCACCCCGTAATGATAAGCATGAAGGCCCTGGACTGCGCCGCCCAATGTCGTAGCGTTGAGCTTGGCGCACCCGGGCCTTTTCTTTAACCTTCCCTGAATTGTCACAATACAGTTCTGTACGTCGGCGGCCTGGTTGTTGGCTATCAGGTTATCATCAACCTTCTGGTTTAACCCCCCGGAGAAATCCCGGATAATCCAGGGCTGAAATTCTGAATTAATCAACCTATCCACCCCCTGTTATGGCGTCAATCAGAGGTAGTAAATACGGGAGGTTATGGGGTTCCATGAGTCTTGCCCTAGCTACGGCAAACTGCTTTTTCCCCCGGAGATATTCAACGTAAACACTGTTTTTGTCGGTCAGCTTTTCTTCTTTTTCATTGGCCTTGGCTATGCAGTAATTTATAATGAGCGGGTGGTACTCAACCGGCAGGCCGGAAACTGTTGTGATATTGTCAGTGGCAAGGCTGACGTGCTGCAAGGACTCATAATAATCAACGGCGGACGTTCCATTTACCGACCCACAGTTTTGAAAAAGGATCTGAGCGGATGAAAGACGCCACCCTTTTGATTGACGCTCAGAATAATAAAGCCGCCGAAGTTGCGCCTGCAGACCTCCTGTAGGAGTAAAGTAGACATCAAGTATTTCGTGGTTCTTGGCAATATCGGCGTCGCTGGAAATAGTTATGCTGCCGTTACCGGCAGTTAAAGTGACTGCCACCCCGGCTTTTGTTTTAAGGTTTTTAACCCACGGCGTTAAATCGTCCAGACAGAAGTTGATAAATTCAATCCACCTGGCATCCGCATAATCCTCATTGGCTTGGGCTTTTGCTACAGTTATAACCTCAGATACCAGCATCGATCATCACCACACTTCCTTAACCTGGAATGGTTCGTTATCATCCTCAACCTCTGAAAGCAGGTCGTTCATTTGACCATAAAACTCAACCATAAGCTCCTGTTTCTTTTTGCCAGCCTTGGCTGCGGCCATGTATTTAGCTATCGGATACAGGTAAATATCCGGCAAATCCACCGTATCGGCAATATCATCAAACTTTGTGGGATAGGCGGTGTACATAAGGAAATAATCATCTGCTGTATCGAATTTGATTCGCCGGTCCCGAATGGTGTATGAACTGTACTCGTCACCGGAAAAGTCCTCAACGGGGCCCGCCGCCCCGTCCCCGGCCAAACCGGTATCATTCAGGCTGTTGGTTGTGGGGCTACTGATAAGACCGGTTGTCGCCGGTGATGTAGCGCAGGTAATCCGGTAAACATTGTAGGTGGTCGCGCCCGTAACCGCCGTCCAAGCCAGGGCATTGTAATTGACGGCAGATAATGTTGCGTTCCCGGTGGTCGTCTTAACCTCCGTACAGGCCAGCGTTTCACCGTTTTCATTGACTGCGGTTATTTGGTATCCCCAGGTTGCCGCCCCGGGTGTGCCTGTCGGGGTTATGGCAAGTCCGGTCGGTATGCCGATGGTGTCCCGAACCATTATCGACCGGATAAAACTGGTCGGCAGAGTGTACCACCTGTCTACTGTTGAGTCCATAAAATACTGTGAGGCATCACGCCAGCCCCTGCTGCCCATTGCGGTCATACAGGCATTGGCAAGGCGCACTGCATCGTACTCTGAAACTACTGCGCTTACCCCTTCGGAGCGCAGTATCTCTTCCGCCTCGGCACGAACATCATTTACCGTAAAAGACACGGGGGACACCCCCTTTACTTGGTGTAATAAACAACGTAAAGTTTTCCGGCTGTAAGGTTGGTTGCGCTAGCCTGGACGGTCATAGCCTCTCCCTCATTGCCAACAAGTGGGACCGCCTGAAATTGACGAACCAGATCCGTTCCAACCGTAAAGGCCTCTGTCCATACAGTGGTTGAACCCTTTTGAATAATTAAAGCCTCTGCGGCGCCCGTCCCGGTTGTCCCGGTCAACACAATGCTGCCGATGTAATGTTTTTTCCCGGTCACAGCGGCAATTGTTACGGATAAGGCATTTGCCGTTATTGACGTGTCACTGGCAACGCCAAAGGTTTTATCCATGTCATTAGCGCACTCAGTCTCGGTATAAAAAGCCATTTCATCACTTCCAATCTATAAAGTAGAATTGAGGGAGGCCGAAGCCTCCCCGGTTTTCATTACGCCGGCTGCCCAACCTCGCGGCCAATAAAGCCGGTTTCACCGTCAATGCTTGTGTTGTTCCAAACATCAGTTGCATTACCGACAACATCAGGCGTGTTAAAGTTCGCGGTGGCAGTCTGGAAGTAGTTGTCCACCACGAAGTTATCCTTCGACGTTCCGCCGTTGCTGACGGTGTTGCATACGACGGTCGTATTCGGCGTTCCGCCATCCGTGAACGTGTTGCCCTTGATGCGGCAACCCAAGCCACAAATCTTTACGCCGTTTGTAAATCCGTAAAAATGGTTGTTTTCGATAAGCCAAGACCCTTGACCGGCTCCGATATTTCCAACTCCGAGAATACAGAAGTTTGTCAACGCCTCAAAGCGACAACCTTGGACCAACACGCCAAAGCACCCGCCAGGATCATTGATGCCGTTGTATCCGGAAGCGAAACGGCAGTTAATAAATTCAGCTTGGCCGGCATCCCGCTCAGCATCGCCCGCGCCGGCGTCGCGGTACAGCTGGACACAATCGGAGTCTGTTGGCCCCGCGAACAGAATGTTGGCAAATCGCCAGCCCTGCTGGAGCACTTTGCACAGTGGGGCTGTGGTAGCGCCAGATGCCGGAGTCGTCCACGTATTAGCCGCATCCTGCCCGCCGTCCGGCGTACTGTCGGCGTGTCGTGGACGGTTACCTGCACCAATAATGGTTACATCAAAGACCTGGACAGGGGCGGTCAATTGCTCACGTATTTTACCGCGAAAATAGATTGTATCTCCGCTTGCGATAACGGAAAATGCTTTCGCCATTGTTAGGAACGCATTGTCCCATGAAAGCCCATCTTTAGAATTACTGCCGGCGTTTGCATCCACAAAGTAGGTGCTGCCTTGGGTGCCAAAAGCTAAAATGTTCCCCGACGGCCCTATTACCGGTATTTCATGTCCGCTTGCGCCTACGCCTATGCCATTGATTCCTGATACTTTGTCAAAATGAGTGTATCCCATCTTAAATGCCTCCTTTTAAATTAGCAGGGAAGGGCTATTCACCCTTCCCCACGGTTATTTACCGCACTAATTTAAGAAGCGACCCTATAGGCCGCCCCTTGGAATTTTGAAACTTTAAGGACGGTGGTTAGCCGTCCTTTTGGGTTAGATTAATCTGTTTGCTCTTAACAACTCCTCGAACTTTTGTTTTTTGCGGTCAAGATAGGTTATGGCATTGTCATAAAGGTAATGATATACCTTTACTATGTCCATTTTGCGATAAATGGTTAGGTGATAGGCGTTGCAGTTCTTTTGCTTTCCCAGCGTCACATTTCCAATTGCAATTTCATCATTAAGCACTTTGCGAAGTGATTCGAGAAATTTAACAGAACCACATGTAAATATTGTATGGATGCCACAACCACCATTTTTATACTTTTTGTTCATTGCTACGCAACCGTCGCCGTCGAAATAACCGCGAATAAAATGCCTATTTAGTTCTTTTGAAATACTTTTAAGAGGGTATTCGAAGATTAATGTTTTATTCGGTATGCAACCGTGTTTAATTAGCGATTGAGCAAGTTTTTTTGAACTAACGTTAAACCTTGAAACTTTCCCTCTTAAAAAGCCTTTATCGTTCCCATTAACAAGCACTATGCCAAGAAAACTGACTATTTTCATTAGATGCTCATGATCCTTGCTGGACAGACCAACGCTAACACTCCAAGAAGAATTATTATCCCTGGAGTATTCCCGAACATTTCCATCAGCCAGCATAAACCCTAAGAAATAAGCTTTGTCGCAAGTATCTATTACATCAAATACGTTTTCATTTAATGCTTCAATTTTCCTGGTAAACTTTCGCGGCGTTCTCAATTCCACACCCATCCTATGGAGGGCGCTGGTTATGGTATGTGAATTTATTACGCCGTATCTTTTGGCTATTTCCTTGGCGCTAACGCCATTGTTGTACAGATCAACCCATTCATCGTAATGCTGATAATGTTTTTGATGGTATTCAAGATTGCCTATTTTTCGCGTTCCCACACCCATTCTTTTCAGTGCTGCCCATACCGTTGCATGATCAATGCCATAGCACCTACCGATCTCAACGGTAGACATGCCTGATTCATACATCTTTATCCACTCAGGATATAGCGTAGCCAATTCTTTGTGCCGCTCTTTAGCCTTATGTGGACGAATGGCTACACCCATCTGTTTCAGTTTCTTACATACTGTCGATATGTCGCAGTTATAAAGCTTGGCAATTTGATAAGAGGATGTTCCAGACTCGTATAGATTGACCCATTCTGTATAATCTGAATTTGAAAAAGTCACGACAATGCACCTCCTAAGATACATTCTATCACATTGCCGCAACTAATTCAATTTATTTATACTAGGATGGATTTTGTCCATACACGAAATCCGGCATGTCCCAGCCATACGACCAGCGGCCAACAACTTTATATTTCGCCACTTCGTCGTCAAACTCCACCTTATCAGCAAAGTCCGGCTTTCTACGCCAAAACCACGTCAAATTCTCTTTCATCCTTGCTTTGTCACAAAGGAACCATGCGTTAGTGTCAGTCAGGAATGGCCATTCTATAACCGTTAAATTTCCATACCAGACATTCACCCCGTGGTCGGTGGTATCCGGCTCTTCCTTTGTTTCGGCAATAATAGTTGCCTTTTTCCGCAGTGCCGGCGGAACAATTAAAGTATCTGGCATGACAAGTAGTTCGTTGCCTTTATCATCGGTCCATGCCAGCATATTGGTACGTGTGGTTTCAACATTTTCCGAGGTCAACTCCAATGCGCCGACGTTACCAAAGGTACTTGAACTACCCGGCATTTTCGGGTGCGCTGAATAGCAAAGCGCATAATTGTCAGGGCCGATGTATCCGCCGCTAAAGGCGTTATTAAACACACTTGCCGCATGTTTTTGTGTAGTAAAGTAAACTACACGGGAGAGCTTTTTCACTCGTTTTGCGATCTCGCTGTAAAGATCATCGTCCACTAATTCACGCTCAAGCTGAATGCCTTTCGAGTATTTCTTGTGTGTGAAAGTGGACTTAAATCCTTTGGAGAAGTCCTCGTAACTTACTTTTGCTCCTGACGATTGCCATTCATCCATTATACCCAGTTCTCCGACGCCAAGATTAAACTCCTGAGCCTTATTGCTGTTTTCCACGTTAAACATAAGACTCAGATAATCCTTGTGCATCTTTTGATGTTTGTCGTAAATCTTCCGCAGTCCCGGCAGTAAAAGTTCTGCCCAGTTGTCGCCAATGATCATTTTGAGTTCCCCCCTTGTAAATGAAAAACCCCCGCTTGAAAGCGAAGGGTTTTCGTCGTTATTTAGATTTCCCGGTCAGTTAATTACACAGTGTTAAACAAGGACTTCCGCAACATTACCCGCAGCATGAGGTTTTTGATCTCCTCAATGGGTGTGGGCAATACAACCAGCGGCCCGGCTTCGGATGCAATGGTTGCATTGGAGTCGATGGTGTTTGCATCCACCAGATCAACACCGACCTTGCCGATATTGATCACGTTGTCGCCAGACACGGCGCCATATCCGAGCAGAATATACTTGGTCGTAGTGTCGCAGGCCGCAGGGAATGGCTCGGTTACAGTCAGCGTATCGCTTGACCCGGTGTAGCTTGTTACAGTGCGCAGACAGCCGGCGTTTGTGCCCTCATAGATGTACAGGAGCGCCCCCCGCCAGTCATTGTCGGTAGATGTTGACAAAGCAGTGTCTAAAAGGGTCGTGGTTGTCCCACCGGTGGCCGTGCTGTCGGCATGCCCGGCAAAAGTACACCTGTAAATATTGAACGGGTTGGTATATATTTTGCCTTTGGTCGTGGTTGCTGACGGGTTGGTGCTGGTTGTGAATGTCTCAGCAATTACCCCCAACACATTTGTCGCATTGGCCGCAGCCGCAGCAACTTTGCCGTAGGTCAGTACAACCATATCGCCCTTAGTAAATGCAGTATTCGGAGTAAGTTCATACTCCACGCCGTTGTCTGATACGTTCAACATATTACCGACAAGTTCAAACCCATCGGTGGTTCTGTTTGCAGCTAGAGTCATAATTCATCACCTCGTTCTACGTTTTTTAATAGTCTGTTCCCGCTTACCATCGGCATACTCTTTTTCAGTAAGCCCAAGGTTTTTCGCAAGCAACTTTTCAGTCCGGGAAAGCTCTACCTGAGTTCCTGTCGCTTTACCGGACTGACTTGCACCTTCTACTCTCGTTTTCTGCCGCTTGTTGATGTTGGCCAGAGTCTTTTGCTCGGTGGTAGCTTTGATCTCCTTCATAAGCTCCCCGGATGCCAGCTTTTGACCCAAGACATAATTCATAGCCGTTTCAAAGTCAACAACAGTGCCGCTTTGGGAAAAGTTATCGATCTCCTTAACATATTTAGCAGCAATGGGATTTTTTGATAGGACTTCGTTTTTGTCCGCGTTATACCGCGTCATGGCCGCAACCTTGCCAGATTGCTTCTTGCTCTCGACAAGTTCATTTTCCAGCCGGATAATCCGAATATGATTTTGAACATCATCAAGGGCCGCAGCCTTGGCAGAATCCTCATCGTACCCAAGATCGGTCAACTGCTTAACCTTGGCATTATACCGGGCATCAATTTGCTGCTTAAACTCAGCTTCCCGGCGCTGCTGTTCGTTTTTTTGGGCATCCTGCTCCTCCCGGACACGTCTATCCCTGGTCAGCCGGTCAGCGATAATCCTGTCAAGCTCCTCCTGGGTCATTACGACCGCTTTGGGACCGGGCTCATCTTTCTTTTCCTCAGGCTCCCCTTTTTCGCCGGGCTTTTCCCCGCCCTCATCATCCGGCTCATCCTCAAGGTCGTCCTCATCGCTCTCATCCTCGCCATCAATACCCAGAAGACTTTCAAGCGATTCATCGTCGCCATCATCATCCGGAGCATTGGGATCATCGTCACTACTTCCATCAAGTCCGCCGCCGCTGCCGGGCCCATCCGCCGAAAGCATGGGAAATCGTGAGAATAAAAAGCCCTCAATCTTGTCAGATAACATAAATACCTCCAACCGTTTTTAAAGGCCCGTCGGCCTATAAATTCCATACAGCTTTTAATGCCATCAGCACGTTTTGGGCATAAGATAACCCGCTTGCCTTAAAAGGTGCGGGTTAAGAACTACTTCACTTTTTGGACTTCTAAGGATATTTCTTTGTTTTTACCGGACCGGCTCTCCCTCTCTGCGCGACTTACCACCTTGGCCTCAATGGTTATATTCACCTTGTCACCGATTTTAGCTTTATCCATGTTGGCCGATATTTGCCCATTTTCCAGGTAGAGAGTCGGCTTATATACCGCCGCGATAGGCATAGCAGAAGCAATGCTTTTGCCTGGCATCTTCTTTTTTGCCTTCTTCGGCTTGGCTTTTACCTTTGGTGCCTTTGGTTTAACTGTAGTCTTTTTATTGATTGCCACCGGATTTATCACCACCTTTCTTTATCTCGGGGGGAGGTCTATTGCGGAACCGCTCCGGCATTGCCACCATTCGCGCCAACCTCCTGCATTATTTTTTCCATGGCCGCATAGAACTGGTCACTCGGCAGTGCGGCAAGACGCTTCCTGGTTTCCGGGGACAACTGCTGGATAAGCTGGATCATGCCCTGCTGCGCCTCTTCTGGAACCTGCCCTCCTGCCTGCCCTGGCATCTGCCCTGGCATCTGCCCCGGAACCACCCCTCTTGCCGCTATCGCTTGCTGCATTGCCGCCTGCTGCTCCGCAAGTTTCTTCTGCTCCATCCTCCGGGTGATTTCCTCAACTGGCGGGAAACGCCCGGTTTTCATTACCTGGAGGAAGGTTTCAATGTCGATAATGTTGGCTTGCAATAATTCTTTGGCGATCTCCATGTGGTATATCCGGTCACTGGGAACCACGGATGTAACCTTGCACATGGTGTCAAACTCAGGGAAATATATCTCATAATTTTCCTCCGGGATACCCTGTGCGTTAAGATGCTCTTTAAACTGGTCAATTGGTATGCCCATCTGATTAGCCTGCCGGTAGGGAATGACCTGGTTTGTCTCCCGGTCGTAGAATTTAAGCAGATCGTCCATGACAAAACTCTTGTAACTCAGTTGGTCGTCTTTGCCTCTGATTCTGTACCGGCGCTGCTCGTCGTAATACTGGCTGATTAGCCGATTAATATACTGCCCTGCCTCTTCGTAGGATGAAGTTATTGCGGACTCCTTAATTCTCAGCCTCACCTGCGCCCTGGCCGTGAGTTCGGCTATGGCCCGGAAAGCCGTAACGCCGCCAGGAGTCTTGCCCTGGCTCACATCGAACCGGCCTATAAGTGATTCCATATGCTTTTCAAGTCTTCCCATTTCGTTTTGGAGTGAGGCCGGCACGCTCTGGGCGTACTCCCGCTTAATCCCCTCCGGCTCTTTTACCGCAAACCACATACCCGGCAGTGTCCCTTTTTTCTCGATAACCTTTTGCTGCTTTTTTGTTACCGACTGCTCCCTGTAAAAGGTCTGCCCAAGGGCGCTGTGCATGTGACCCTCAAGGATTAGCTCAGATGTTTTATTTAAGACAATCTGCGGGTTTTTAAGAAAATACGCCTCACCAAATCCCCAGATACTGTTCTCTCGCTGATAACACTGCTTCACGATAAACGGGAAGGATGGGGTTTCCTCCGGCTCAAAATAGATGTAATTGGAGTGCTCTAAGTAAATCCCCTGATCCTCGCCCGCCCATTTAATAATGTGGAGGCCAGTCCCCAGGTCTTGCTCACCCTCCCCAAGTATCAATGGCTTTCCGACGTACCACGTTTCAACCAGCGGCGCCTGCTTGTTTTTGTACTCGCTGCCCGTGAACCCGTCGGCATCTTCTGCCGTATCGTCCAGCAGATCATCCGTACTCATAATCTGCTCTTGAACAAGGTGATACCGATCAGGATACCTTTCTTCGAAGGTTTCAAGCGGGTGCCATATGACCTTATGACAGCGATTACCTTCGTTGATGTCCTCCTTGCACCTGGCATCAGGAACAAGACAGTTGGGGTGCAGCGCCTTCCAGCGTATATCACCCTCCCACCGGTTTGGACCTTTGCCTCCCTTCCAGTCGGGATCCCAATGGATATGCCAAATACCGGTCCCGTAGAGGAAAAACCACCGCAGGAACTTAATGCGCTCGTTGGTTACCCGGTTTTTATACAGTAGGAAGTGTTTTAACTCCGACATAACCTGCGCTGCCTGCTCGTCGCCTTCCTCCACCGGGAAGTCCACAAGCTCAACGTCCTGGGCAAACTCTGAGGCTGTGCCTTCAACCAGGGAAAAGGTGACGTTCTCAACGCTGTTGGGCCGATTCTTCTGCTGCTCGGAGGTACGCAGTTCTTCGCCGGTGCTGCCAAGGAGGTTCCAATGATCGCCCTTAAACAGCTTCCAGTCCTCTTTCATTTCGTCGGTATAAAACTGTTTGGCGGCCTTGTCGCTGTCGTACCACTCCCGCGCTTCCCGTACTGCCGCTTCTTCGTCCTGAGAGTTGCCCATAATCTTTTGTTCTTCGATTACGTCGTTCTGATCTTCATAAATGGTTTCCATGTCTACCCGCCTTTCCGGGGCTATAAAAATAAAAAGGGGACACCAGAACCCAAGGCGCTTTTAAACGCCCTCGGCTCCAATGTCCCCTGTCCGGTTCTCCTGATCCAGAGAGATTATTATTCAGTTTATTGAACGGCTTTTATTAATTTCTTTAGTATTGCTTCGTGGGCAACAACCTTGCTTCCCACTATATAATAGTTTGGGTCTGGCAACATTCTAAAGCCATACTTTTTAACCCATTTCTTCTGTATGCACTTTCTTTTATGTGTCCGTTTTGGTATGTCTGAAGAAACTAATAGTAAGTTGTTTTTTATTAACTCCATACCGCAATAATGTCCAAACATGGGCCTAATCAAGTTTCTCCTCCCTCTTCGTATTCACAAACACCGGCTTGCCTCGTTTGACCACGATTTCCACCGTGCCGTATTCAAGTTCGCGGATGCGGTCAATTATGGCCTTTTCTTGCTCGGTAATAGAGGTCATGGGCTTAGGAAGAAAATGCTCACACATCGAGCACTGACCCGACATATAGCTTTTGTCCCTTTTTGGACATTTTATCTGCGAGTCATGGAAACAGTTTTCGGGCATTTTTCGTTCACTCATCCCGTCACCGCCGCCTGCCGCCGCTTAATATTGGTCTTGGCCACTAAATACGCTTTTACCGCGGTATAACCCCCGCCTATAAGACCCCTGCTTATCAGGCGCTCAACGTATTCCCTCCTGGCTACCGCCGTCCCGGATAAAACAAAACGCTCCCTGCATTTATCGCGGTAGCGTTTCTTGGTGGACTTCTGATGACCTCTGGCGTGTTTACTCGGTGGACGGAATAGGTTTTTCATTATTGCTGCAAGATTCATTCATAATTCCCTCCCCATTCTTGTCAGTTTCAGATAATGGTCTATGTTCCAAAGAAATAAGGGCGCACCGTATAGCGCGGGTGTATTCGGTTAGGCCGTCAGGTCCGGTTTCAAAATTGGTGGCACGGTCTTTTTCTGCTCCCCACACCTCGAAAATGAGCTTTCTCGGCACTCTGTCCTCTTTGCCGTAAAACTCGGCAACCTTATCCCTGCGGCAATACTCGCAGTATTTACATGGTGGGTGTTGTTTCATCACAGCACCTTCTTTGTAGCCTGCCAGAGGGCGACGATGAGTTCATCAGATCGCATATCAAATTCTTTAGGGTTAAAGACTCCCCATCCCGGCAGTTTCCTATTTATCCTGGCAAATATATTTGTTATATTAAGCAACACGCCTCTATCTTGCAGCAGTTCAATGCACCCGCCGATGGAGAGGAGGGGAAGAGCATGTTTTTTATCATCCTCTATCCATTCTATAGGAGGTTCAGAATGCCAAGATAAGTTTTCATGTGCATAACCATCATATTTATGCAGTGTCTCTATATCTTTGTCTTTATTTTCTGTCCATATAAACAAATCTCCCTGACTTGGCTCCCACCACTCCCGGAGCCTCTCCTTCTGCTCATCGGTCAATTCATTTAATTGCTCTACGGTTATGTGTTGTAAAATAAATATCACTCCCTTACTTGCCCCTGATCATATTTATCCATCCATGGTTTAAGTTTATCGTACATAAATCGGGGGATTGGAATAGAGCCTGCAACCGCAACGGCACATTTACCAAACAATATAGTTTCCTGGTCTTGACAGTTGCCTTTCAGCCACTCATAAAATCCGCCTACCTCATGCCGTTCTTTTGCCCGTTCTTCCCATCGCTTAATCTTCATTTCAAATTCTTTTCCTGACGCAACAATTTCCATGGCTGCTATCAGGTTTTCTTCTGTAAACGCTCCGCAATTAAGGTTTGACATGCCCTGCGTAGGGTGACTGTCTTTGAAAAAGATAATATATCACTCCTTTAGCATATCGCATTTAGCAATTAAGGCTTTTAGCTTATCCAATTCCAACGACGGATACCCGTATCCTTCCATGAACTTGAAACGAACAAATATGCTACCATCATTTCTTTTTGCGATAACCACATCCGCTTTTTGACCAGCGTATCCTTCCAGTGTCAAAATTTCCACCTAAGAAAATCACTCCTTCCTACTCCGTACCTTCACGGATTGATGATGCTCCCGAACTGCCGCCGCTGCATTCCCAATTCCTCCAGGTATTGCTCAAGATTACTGGCTCTTTCACCACAAACCACATACCGGGGAGAGACATACCGTTTAAATAATGCCCACATTCAGCATTAGCATTAAACGGGGAAGGTGCGGCTTTAACATCTGCATTTATTTTTTCGACCTTCCCCGCAAACTCGGCATAATCATCTTTGTATGAGCAAACTTCTTTATGGTTGCAGGTTTCACATTTACTCATTATCAATCTTCATCCCTTTCAAGACAATAATTTTTTTCCATGACTCCCGCCATAACGTCAATCTGCATGTGCCCTATTAGTTCTTGACGATGTGTAAGCGGGGCATTGCTCCGTCCTGAAATTATATTTCCATCACTACACTTCCCGGCAACCAATAACGAAGTTAACTCACCGGTTTTTGCCATTTCAAGAAGTTCGACAAGAAGGGTTACAATGTTCTCATCCCCAAATTTAAGGACCTTGCCCATCATTTCCCGCCTTTCTCATTCGGCTCTATATGTTCTGCGCAATACAGAACATTCATAGGATTAAATGTGACATTCTCGACATATCGGCCATTTATTATGCATTGTTTTACATATATAGCCTTGTTACCGTCGAATATCTCTATTGGCTCGGTTGTGAGAATGTGAAAATGGTCATCAATAAGATGAATCCTGTATAGTTTTACATTTAATGTGTGAGCAGCACATAGCACATTGCTTATTGTAACAGCACAATTGTAATTCTTAAGGTGCTCAATAATGCTTTTCACTACTTCCCGCCTTTCTTCGCCTTAAAAAATTCGATCTGGCCGAAGCGCTTTTCCGCTTCTTTCCGGGTGTTCAAGCCCTTAGAAAGCCGCCTGCCATCCTCAGAGTAGACGTAGTATTTTCCATTTTCCTTGCGGATCAAATTCAGGCCCCCTATCCATTCACCAGTAACTTAACTTCCTCCACCACCAGCCGGTCCCCCAACTTCCTCCCGGCCACCCGGAAGAAATATTGGCGATTCTCGTGGAGGTAGGCCATATCCGGGCACATTGAGATGGGAATGAAAACTGTCTTAGGCTCTGCCTCTTGCATGGTTGGCTCAAACTCTTCGCAAATGTTTTCGCCGATACAGTGCTTTACGCAACCCTCCCTAAAGCATGCCTCGATCGGTTCTCCTGGCGTTGCTGTACTCATAGCAATAACGCCACTCTTACACATTACGGGTACCCGTGTGTTTATAGATACCCTTGGTGGCAGTGTCATTGCCACCTCAATCTCCTCCTCCAACTGGCTTAGGTCTTGGCCGGCGGCTGTCCATTCGGTAGCCGACTCTAACCACGGTGTGGCCTCATTCTTTTGCTCTACTTGCTGACCTGGCGCAGTATTTCCCATTAATTCTCCCGTCCCCTTGCAAAACTTCAAATGGTTGTGCAAGCCCTTGGAATCAATCTCTTTGCCGCATTTTTCGCAGGTTACTTTCATCGACTATAAAACCCTCCCTCGCTCTCTTTCTTTGTCCTGGCCTTCTCGTCCGGGTCGTCCTGCTCGATTCTGTCCAGGGAAACCCCTTCCGGCCAGTCTTGCTCCGGCTCCTCCATATAGTTAAGGCGCTCGGCCAACATCATTTCAGACTGCACCAGCTGCAGTATGTCCCTGGTGTCACCTTTGGTCAGCTTGGCCCTCAGGCCCTCGTCGATTAGTTGTAGTTGGGTTTTAAATATGGTTTTAAGGTTAATACTCACGGATTATAGCGCCTCCTCTGCTACTTTTGGATCAATCACTTTGCCAGGGTCGCCAAATTGCAGGCGGGTATAAATCCTAACATCGACATTATCCTCAAGCGCCCTAATTTCTGGCATTACCCTCACAAGGCAGACCTTTCCACCGGCCACCACCATCTTTTTTAGTAACTCTTTTACTTGTCTTACATGTGTTGGCATAGCATCTTCTTTGTTTTTGACAGCCATAATATAGCGGTCTTTTCGGAACTCATACTCCATAGCCTGATACGCTTGCATGTTTGAAACAGTTATTATTGTCGCGTCCACATCACAGCCATAATGCCCACCATGTGCTATGGTTTTAGGCAAAGTACCCAAAAAGGAAATGAGGCTATCCATGTCGTTAATGCAGTCAATCACTTCACATCCCATAAAACCCCGGCCTCCCTCTTTCTTCTTCGTCCTCCCAATCCTCATCATCCAAGTCCAGATCAAAATCCCCCTGCCCTTTGCGCCGGCCTGGGGCGGAGCCGGGGAGGAAAGAACCCTGCCCATTGTCCGGACACGGCCTGGCTGCTATGAAGTAGCGGATTGCGTCCGGCCCGTGGGTCAACTCATGCGGTTCGGTGGCTACATCGTTCGGATCCTTTTCGTCACATTGCAACTGTGGCAGTGTCCGTATTAGGTTGACACAGTTTTTAAATATGACTAGGTTTGCAGTCTGATCCCCGTCCCCAAACTCATCAGTGTACGGTTTGAGCCACTCCTTGAGATTGTACCAACCCTGCACCCGGTTATTATTTGCCTTAGAAAGCGAAATGCCATAATCATCAAACAATTCTGCCGCGCTTTTGCCGGTTTCCTGCCTTCGATTCCAGAGGTCTGGAGGTGCAACAATATCATATATTTCCTCGTCAATCATTGCCGCGATTGCTTTTGCCGCCTCCGAGATAATCAGTCCCGGTTGATATAACTCTTTGTACACGTACGCCCTGCCCGTTAAGTCTGTGGCTATCCAGTAAGCCGCTAACATGTCTAGGCCGTAGTCAATCGTGATATACCTTTTCCAGCCGGCGGAAATAGTAAAGGGCTGGCACGTATGAATGTCCGTCCTAAACTCATCAAAGTAAGCCCCCCCAGGTATGCCATACTCGCCCAGGCCGACAACCTTGTAGCGCTCCGGGTTGGTTTTTTCTAAGTCCGTAATCCTTTTATGGTCGGCAGCATCTAAAAACTCATTGCACTCATGTGTGGTTGTGTCCCTAAATGTATCTTCCGGCTCCACATCCCAAAATCTTGTTTTTGACCAGTGGGTATTAATCCAGGGGTTATAAGTCAATGTTACCTGTTTAAATAGCGGCTCCGGGACTAAGCCGCGAATACCCTCAACAAATGTGTTAAAATCTTCCTCATTAACTATTTCAAAAACTTCCTCGAACCATGCCCAACACAGAAAACCATTATCAACGGTTAAAGAGGTTAATTTCATTGGATCATCAAAGCCATAAAAAAGTATCTTTTGGCCGGTAGGCAGGTACGTTGCTTGTAGTGGGCTTTCCGTAAACTTCCACAGGTGATATACCTCTAACCTTTTGGCAGCTTTCTTTAGCTCAGAAAATGTACTGTTTTTATGGGTGTTGTAAACTTGACGCACAACTACCACATTGGCACCGGTATATTTCATTATGTTGTATATATACCAAAAGGCCGCCGTGGTTGACTTTTTACTCGCCCTGCCGCCTTTTACTACTCGATAAAATTTCTTAGTTTTCCAAAAGGAAGCATAGCCTTTACCAATCAACTTCGGCAGATTAACATTAACTTTTTCCATATCAATCCTCTAATTTTTCCTCATCACCAAAAACAACATATTTAATGCCGATTTCATAGTCTTGCTTATCTCTCCAGTTCTGTTTGCGCCTGTTTTTAAGCCAGGCCATAGCCGCGCCGGTATCAGGAGGATAATATTTTCTGACCGGTATTTCCTGGACTTCTGAGCCCATGTTATTACCCAATGCGACAACCTTTAGCTCTATATCATTATGTTCATAGCCCATGGCCCTCTGATAGAGCCTTTCGGCCACATTTGCGTCTGCAACATCCTTGCCGCTTTTTAAGGACTCGGAAAATTCAGGATGCACTTTTTTCCATTCGTTTACAGTATCTTCATTAACCTCAAAAAACTCCGCCATTTCCCTGTCCGTCAGGCCAAGCAAACACAGTTTGTATGCCTGCTCGGCATATTCAGTTTTATATTTACTCGGCCTACCCGCACCCATTGTAATCACTCCTTGCTTAAAGGATTTATTATAGTCACTGCAATAAATTGGCCTGCTGTTTTGCGAACATTAATTTTGCCTGTGATGTAATTAAAACTTCTTTCTCTTTTTCGTCGTAATAAGAAAGAGAGTCCCCAAAGGACTCCTCTGCTCTTTTCCGTAGTTCATCGGTCAGCACAAATTCTGGTCCTCCCCTGCACCCCTCTCCTGTCCTCTCTTCTCCTATCCTATCCTCTCCTATAATCTTATCTCCTCTTATCTCCTCTCCTCTTATAGCATTGGAAGTGCATTGCTCTTGCTCTGCATTTGCATTGCATGTGGTATGCATTTGCATAGCATTTGTATTAACCTTGCTTTGCTCCTGGTCTTTATTCCATCTCTTAGAGGCCGCTTCCCTACGTTTATCAACGGTTTCATGGTATTTGACCATTCGCCGGCAAAGGGCCGGACTCCAGAAATATTCACCGTCTGTTTCAAAAAGTTCAAATTCCTCTATGCAATCTTCTATATACTTTTGCAATGCATTTGCATTACAATTGCTATCCAATTCTTTTGCAAGTGCTGTCATAGTGTATTTGCCAGTCAGCTTTAGCCTGTGGTCCTCTGTCTCTCTCATCATCTCTATGAGCATCCAGAACCAGCCGTATCCCTCCGCACCGTATACGTGACGCATCATAATCATTTTTTGGTCACGCCTGGCGTTGGCATCGTGGGAGAACCAGTAAACATCACGCTTCATTCTTATCACGCTCCTATGATTTATTTGCTCCGATATAATTTAAGGTGGCGGCAACCGGTGGAGCCTCCGGCTTTCGGTGATCAGCCTAGCCGCCAAAAAAATAATCAGCCCTCCCGGACTGAAAAATAATCAAATCCCTGTAACCCTTGCAAACACTGGGGAAAATAATCTTAGAAACTTTGCAAAAAGGTATTGACACGCTTGCTTGCTTGCTATACATACAATAGACTTAACAAACAGGTTCGCCACCTAAACGGCGGGAAGGAGATTTAAAATGAAAGGACTTACAACCGACTTTTTAAAATTTGCAAAAAGAGTATCTGACGGCACACAACAGCGCGGCTCATCTTTGATAATCAAGAGGCGCGATGGGATCGTATCGGAATTCTACAACAATCCTGAATACGTTAAACAAAAGCGGAGCCGGTAACAGTGGGGTAGTATTCCATTACACTCCAGAGTGGCACAAAGCCAACCAGCAAGACTACGACAAATGGGTAGCGTATTTACGGGACGACGACAGCGTTCGAAAGCTCTTTAGCGTACTCGCAGAACAAAGAGGTATCTTTGTAAGCCTAATTGGAACAACCGTAAGGGCTCATAGAAGCGACGACACGCTAGGTCGCACTATTTACAGTATTTAAGGAGGATTACCATGGCACAAGTAACGCTTAATACGCGCATATCGCCGGAAATCAGTACCGCCCTGGATGCATACGCCAAGGCCACCGGAAAAAGTAAAGCCTCACTCATTGAGGCAGCCCTGAAAAATTATTTAAAGGAGGAATCCCCCATGTCCGAAACAAAATTAAACGCAAACCTAATCATTGGTGCAGCCGGAATCCCGAAAGGTTTTAAATTGTGCAAGGAGGAGATCATCAAACACCCCGTTGATGGTGGCTGGGGCGCTTTATTGCAAAATGAAAAAACCGGTCTGTATGTCCATTATGCAGCTGGGGCATCCAGAGCAATCGATCAGAAAATAGCCCGGAAAATGGTTTATGTTTTGCACTGTGATCAAGTCCCTTGTCACGCCGTAAACTACAGCGACCAGGAAGAATGCGACACTCTCGGCGCTACGGACTGCGAAAGCGAAGCAGAATGCCTTGTCCCTGCCGACACAAATATGATTATCACTTATGTCTCAAACGAAGATGATTTTAAGGAAATGGGATATTATTTAAAGGAGGGCACCCCTGTAAAAAACGTGTACGACAAAGACACATTTGTTGAGATGATTCGTGATTGGCGCGCCGATAATGCGCCAGAATGTGATGACCTGGAAGTTGACGAGATCGAATTTGATACCGATACTCAATCGTGGGAAGCCTATGCCCACGACGAAAAGACAAACTACTCCCTGACCGACGACGGTCGGGGGAATATTGTCATTAACTATCTTAGTGCCCGTTAGTATAAGCAGATATTGATGAAGACTGAAATTACGGTCAGCCCCACCGATGGGGCAGAGAGGGGAATGAAATGAAAATAATTATTACGTCCCATCTTATTAGTGCCAAGGAGATCATTGAGGTAGAAGGAAACGCCCTCACCACTCCACTGGACGATGAGGATTTGAACTCCTGGACACGTGAGTTCGCCCAGGATAACAATGTGCCAGAATCATCCGTTACATATGAAGTTGTACCGGATTCATACTAGCCGCTTCCGGGCGGCTTTTCTATTTCAAGCCTTACGGCCTGGCTGTAAAAAGAAAGCCCCTGTCCGGGGCCGCAAAAGGAAGAAGGTTAGCGATATGGAGGTTAAAAATAATAGCACCCCGGGTTTCCCCGAAGTGCTAATTTATTATGTTAACTAAAAGAGGGGCTTTCCCCCTCTCTATCTCACCGTTAAGCAAACGAGCCCTCCAGATTTAATTAACCAACTTAAAAGATTTTCAGTTGCGTGCACAATTTTTCCAGTACCATATGACAACTTATAATCTGGAATCAATCCAACATCTTTTCTGGCTGTTCTAAACTCCACTACCTCAAATATTGTTCCGTCAACAGAACCTATGAATTTGTCTCTAACTTTTATCATATCCCCAACCCCTTTCAATCATTTCTTGATACCATCGTATAGCGTTTTGCTACACATGTCAATACTATGTTGAAAGTTTTTTTGCAAACAAAAAGAGCCCCTATCTTTTAGGCTCTTGCAGTTCTTTGTATCTCTTTTCAATTAAGTAAATTACTTCTTCTGTCATGCTCCGGCGTTCTTTGTCTGTAAGCCATTGCAGCTTTTCTTTTACATCCTCCGGCAACCGTGCACTCCATTGTGGAGTAGCCATATATTCACCACCTCGCGTAAAGTATATAGCATTTAACTATACACTGTCAAGGTGGGGTAAAATTTAAGCCGACCTTTCAGCCGGCCAACTATCACAATAATAGTATAACATTGATTCCGCCCAATCTACTGCCAAGAAACTGCCAATTTTATCTCAGAAACACATTCGGCAACACATCATAAAAATAATCCAATCCTTGCCTGTGTGCCCGGTAAAACTCTCTTTGGCTGCAAAATACAAACATCGTGTATATAACTGTGTCCGGCTTAACCTTGTCATAATACTTTTTCCGGATAATCTCTCCGGCGTTATATCCCCACTTCGGCTCCTTCTTGAGCAACTCCAGTGTTTCACGGTACTGCCGGGACTTAATTTGTTTTTTTCTTAGTTCCTCCTGCAAAAAACTAAGCCGATTAACGCACATTTCTTTCCAATCGACATATGATTGCTCCTTACTGCCGCCCTCTTCACCGCCTGAATAATTCATACCGCTGTAATTGCCAATGCCCGAGACTATATGCGATGGGGGATTATCAAGCTTGTCCTGTAATTCCTGGATCGCCTGCTCCAGATTAAGTATCGCCTGATCGGTTTTTGGCATTGAATATAACCAGCGTTTTACTTCTAGGCATTCTTGTTTATTCAAATTTGCCTCGCCCTCCTTATCGCCATCCACCCAAAATCGAACAACATAACCTTCCCACCAGGCTCACATGTTGCCATCAGCCTCCCGATCCCCTCAGTCTGTACCAGCCTTTCCACCTGTCTTGTCGGAGGGGGCCTTTTACCTCCGCAACAGTTATATTTGTAACAGTTTTTTGTGCTGACGACGCACATCAGGCCCGGAGTCTCACAGGGCTTTGCCATATCTCATCCCCTCCATTCGATCGGCGGCAACTGCCCTTTTACATACTCAGAACAGCCAGTCACCATTACAAGTTCGCACTTACGACCCCTTTCAGCAGGCGCAATCCTCGTTTTATATTCAAGCCCTGTTCTATCGCCCGCATTAATCCAATTACACAGTTGAGGCACGGCTTTTGAACACGTTATGCACAGCGGCTCAGTCATAACATCCCTCCTTTTTAGGTTGTTCACTATTCTTTTATAAATACCAACCAGTGCGTTTTACTTCTTCGATTGCCGAATAACGGTTTTCTTCCAATTGCCTTAATTATTTCCCTAAGAGCAACTTGTTCTTCGTTCCACTTGAAAATAAGTGTCCCGTTTGGCTTAAGCACCCTTATACACTCCCGGAAACCCTGTGCTATATCCTGTCGCCAATCCTGCGATAAGATTCCATATTTTTTAGCCAACCATGATGTTTCTCCGGCTTTTTTTAGATGTGGAGGGTCAAAAACGACCAAGTAAAAAGTATTATCGTCAAAGGGCATGTTCCGAAAATCAGCAATAATATCAGGTTTTATATTTAGTGTTCGCCCGTCGCATAAAACATCTGTTAGCTCTCGGTTGTCCATATATAAAGCGTCTTCGTTCTGCTTATCAAACCATATCATTCTGCTTCCTGCCGTAGCATCTAAAATGCGTTGCATTTATTCACCCACTTTTATCATCATCACTTTCTGCTCTAAAAGCCATAATAGTGCTTTCCCCGCCGCCTCATCCCTGGTTTCACCCTCGAAGGTTTGATACTTTGTATGCACTGTCTGAGACAAGAAATATATATCACACGCATAGCCAGTGTTTGTCCGCACGGAGTCGGCTTCCCAACCGAGTTTTTCGATCTCAGATAAAAGCTGCGAAAGAGAGGGTATCCACGTGCCTTCTTTTATGTCCATATGGTTCCATCCCGAACTGCCTAAAAAGGATATACGAACATAAATTTCATTTAACCGTGATGGCGCAATAACTACCCCAAAAGATTCAAACATATTATCAAAAACAATATCACCCGACTTTGGCTCCCACATAAGACCGGAATTTTCGAGCTTTAAAGCTAGTTCAATGCTAATCACTTTACCGCCCCCTCTATTAACTGCGTTCTCTGCCTCCTGTCCGGTCATTCCGCTCCGCCTGGCCTTTATATAGTTATTGTACAATTCCTCACCCATAATTCCACTTCCTCAGCCCTTAGTTTAACTTTTACCTTTTTGCCGACTCCAACAAAATGCTGTTTTTCTTTAACCCGTCCATTTCGTCGATAAGTCTCTGTAAATCTTCCGTCCGTATCACAATTAATGCCTTCTTCCGGTCTGCCCGGATTGCCAAAAAGTCATTATCCCCCAGCCACTCATATATCTGCTTAAACCCGTCTTTCCGGGCTTTACACTCGCCTCGGCCAAGATATGGCACGTCCACCACGTCGCCGCGCTTTTCCTTGTCCTCCGGCTGCCAGAATGTACGCCTGCCGCCAAAGAGGTGTATTATATCGCGTTCAAAATTATCGCCCTTCCGCTTTGACGCTTTACCGCCTACGCCTGCCATAACTCACCCACCCTATCAACCTTAATTTCCCCCGGCTCCGGTATCTGCCGCCAAATTATCGGGTTAACAAAACATTCCCCCAAGGATTTAGCCTTTAGCCTACTCACGCCCCCCAGAGATGTTTCCTTTGGCTTATATCGCTCGATGCTCCCCTTATGCGCCTGCCTGGAACTGTAAACCTTACGGGCGCCGTTCCTGCGCCTTTCGAGACACTCCGGGCAGCACGATTTACCTTCTGCCAGAGGCTTAACACCACACCTGGTACACAGTCCGGCCTGTTTCCGTGCCGCATATTTTATAGCATCGTATGTTGTTCCATTTGCCATTTAACCCCTCCTAACTGACCAACTAAGGAATCATACTGTCCTGCCCCTTGCGACGCGCCCTAGACCCCTTCACGCTCGTCTGAGGGCATATCTAACGAACCTATATTTCCCCCCTGCTTGTCCCTGCGGTATTTTAATTCCAACGTGCAGTATCCGATCAAGTCCATAATGGTGTCCTCGGCGGTTTCGTTGACCAATGTCCCGCACCTATCCACCTGCTTTATCCGCAGTAATTTATTTTCGACAAAAATATGAAAACCGGTAGGGCCGTATTTATCGCGCAGCTCCGTGTAGCTGGAACCGTAATCCGTATTCTTTTTCCGTAGCAACTCCGCTATCGGCTGGAGTATTCCTGTAAACTCATTTCTATCCATTGGCGGCCTCCTGTTTTTGTTTTTCTCTCTTGGCCTTGGCAAGTTGGTTTTTCATGTCGAGGTGTTGCTGGCACATTACTTTCCCGCTTGCCGCTGGAAATCCACACTCAACACATAGTCCATGCTCTTTTCTAAGATCATAAAATTCCTTTCTTGATATGTTTTTGTTGTTACTAAACCCCGGAGTTTTCAGGTTCGACTCATATTCTTTGCCCGTCCGCAACGTTTCAATCGCCCGGAAAATATCGCGTATCGGGCTGATTTCGTGCTTCTTTTCCCGGAGAATGTGCGTCACTACCGCGTCCTTGTCAAGCGTCCCGGTCGCTTCGGCGGCCTGGCGGACTATTTCGAGGATGGTTAGGGGCTTCACCTTACCGCCTCCTTCGCCAGCTCGGCCCACCAATTTTTACGGCCGTACACATTTCCATTATCCTATCCACCATGCGCCGGCCCGAATATCCGTACCGGTCCTCTAATTCCTCAATCGTGCAGTTGGTTGTAACTATCGTGGGCATCATGTTTTCATAGCGGTAGTTAATCAGCTTGTAAAGCCTTTCCGATGCCCAGTCTTTCGCCCTCTCTGCCCCCAGGTCGTCAATGACCAATAGTTGTTTTTCCATCGTCCGCGCTGCCAGGTCATATACTTCTTTGTTTTCGTACCCTTTGCGGATTTCATCCAGCAGCGCCACCGTACCGACGAAGCCAAAGGATATTGATTTCTTCCCGGCCTCTTTCGTGATCGCTGTTGCAAGGTGGGTTTTTCCTGTGCCTGTGCCACCCATGAGGAATAGGCCGTGCTGTGTCTGCAGGTCAAGCCTTTCCGCGTATTCCCTGCATTTCTCCAGGGCTTGGCGGTTAAACTCCGTTTCTTTGAAGGTATCAAAGGTCTTTGCCTGATATCGTGCGGTTATTTGCGCCTCTTGCTCCTCGGCCTCCGCTATATGATCTTCCTCCTGCGCCACCTTGCACCGGCGCACCCGGAAGGAAGGTTGTCTGTAATAAGCAGAGTCTCTTTCGTCGTAGAATATCTGCCAGCCCTTAGAAGGCATTACGCAGCTGTCTATAAAGTGACAGTCCGGGCAGTGCCTATCGGTTAACAAGGCAAGGTCTATTTCTCCCTTGTGCCGCCAGATTTGTTCCCCCGGGTATTTTCTACCGCCGAAAAGTATTATAATTTCATCACTCATCGGTCCATCTGGAGGCGTCGGGGTCGTAGTTATCCCAATCGACATCAGTATTTTTGCTATTTCCTCTATTGCTTGCATCGGCTTGGCCTCCCTTCTTGAGGTAATTAACAAGGGGTTTGTTGACAGATAAGAACTTCTCAAATCCGTTTTCCCTGGTTAAAAACTCACCCAGACCCCACTTGTAACTCCAAAAATATTCTTCTCCGTGTAGCACCATGGCGTAGTTGTCAATAGCCTCCATTATTTCTTCCGGCGTGAATTTCTCCAGCCTTGCGTTGATGTGACCTTTCATTTTGTCCGACAGGCTCTTGTGGGTGATAATGCCCTTGCTGTTCCANTGAGCGAAAACGGAGTATATATTATCTTTTAGTTTAGTTTTGTTTAGTTTATATAATGGTTCCACTTTGCGTCCGGTTTGTGTTCCACTTTGCGTCCGGTTTGTGTTCCGGTTAGTGTTCTTTTTTGGAACGCAATCAACCTCAAAAGCAGTAATGGCGTAGATCGCTGATTGTTGTCCCGAACGACTTTTAAAGTCAATTCTACCTTCCTGTTGCAGCCTTTGACGCGCCCTTATAATCGCGCCTTTCTTTAGCCCTGTTTTGGCCTCAAGGGTTGATATGGCTACTGCAAACTCTGTTACCCATCCAGCTTTATTGCATATGTGCATGAGCGCATGCCATAAGACAATTGCGGAGTCAGGTATGGAGTTTGTTTCGAGCCAATCGTAAAAGGCATTAATCTCTTTAAGATAGTTCACTCAACCAACCACCCCCCAACCATCCCGGCCACCTACCCCACTTTATAACCACTTATAACCGGTCTATAAATCGCTAATACTGAAGGGAACGGGGCAGAGCTTGGCGCACCCTGGAATTTCAACCGCCCCCGAATAAAACGTATTTCAGCCTTACCTAATACCCAATCATGAAACCAACGGGTATCTGTCCTTGATGGTAGCAGACAGACCACTGTGGCACCCTTTAGGCTCTCCCGGCAAGCCTTTTCTACCCATACGCCAACTTCACGGCCATATGGAGGATTACACCAACAAACTTGATTTCCCCAACTATGCCTTAATCCATCAGTAAAAACATCTCCAGGTCCATGTCCTAACCAATTTTCACATTTCTTATTTTCGGCCGTTGCACATACGTCAATTTCAAAGTGAAACTCTTTATTTAATTGGTCAAAAAGACTCTGCGGTGTTTCCCATTCCGCACTGTCTGATGAAAATAACGCTTTATCAACCATTTAACATGCACCCCCTCTTAATGGCCAGCTATCCCGCCATTCTGTAAAACTCGTTAATCAGCCTATCCAGCCGCCTACTCTGCGCCAAGACAAGCGGGTCATTTAGGCCGTACTTGTCGGCCAGCTCGTTAAGTTTTTCCTGGTGCTTGATAATTCGCAGGTTAAGAGCTAATAAGGTGTTCATGGTGTACCTCCGAATATTTAAAAATATTTCTCCAACCCGTTGCCGTGGGTTTATTTCAAGAGTTTCAATTCGCCAATCTGCTCGTCAATACGCTTGTTTGTGACATAAAGCATTTCATTTGCATTAAGTAGTAGGGTATAAATATCTTTCAACGCCTCTTCCATTGTTGCAGGTTGGCATTTTAGTGGGACATTGCATTCTTCTGTTATTTTTGGTGTTTCAAGTCTTGCAATTAACCTGTAAAGGCCATCCTCATACCTCTTAACCTCGTCATGTATGGCGTTTATTGCCTGATCAATTGCGGGTTTACATGTATTTTCACAACTTCCATTTGATATACTCGGCATTAATATTCCTCCTTAAATTTATTGGCAACGGGTTGGAAAATTAATGTGCTCTTTTGTCACACTCCTTCTGCCGAAGTGTTATTGAATCAATTTTAATACTGGCTTTTTATTTGGCTCAATATAATCATCGTGGTACTCATTTACATAATAATCACACGTACAATGGACAACCAAGCATCCCTTCTCCTTATTCCAATCAATGGCTCTAATTTTTAGTACTTTTATTTCCGTTTCTACGCCATGTAAAGTCCAGTAATCGCACCATGTGCCTAGTGGGGGGAATTTAAAATATATTGGTATCTGCATCCTAAAATCCCCTGTCCTTATGCAGCCTCTAGGGTCTAATTTAAATACTATGCAACCTCTTTCGTCAAATTTTGGCTTGCCACACTCGCCACCATGCGTATAGTTCCTGATGCAGTAAGCGCATTCTAGTTGATTAGGTATTTCTTTGATGAACTCACCCCCAATATTGCTACACCTCAAACTCTTTCCCGCACCGCCGGCACACAATAAACCCCTTTAAATTGCCGACCGTGTTAAACCGCCCGCAGTGTGGGCAGATATACTTTTTTCTGATTTGATAGGTCATATAATCCCTTCCCTAATTCTTACTTACGGTTTAAATCTGCTGTTTTGAATGTAACCTTTGTTTCCCTTGGTTCTTTTGCAGTGCAATCTTTGCAGTGATCAACTATTTCAAAATGGTTGGGACTGTGGCACTCGCATTTTATGTCGTAGTGGTAATACTGCCTTTGTAGCGGCTTTTTCTCACCACATATCATGCACTTTCCAAACATGGATTCTCCCATTTCTTCCATCTTTACTTCACCCCTTGTAGTCTCGGTTTAAAAATAGGTTGGAACCAGTGGTTGCCTGTGCTTAGATGGCACAGTTTAGTCATTCTGCTTTAACCATCCATAAAAATCCTTTGCATCACAACCCGGAGCCAGGTTTCCGGTGCGCCTGAAACTCAACCGGACATACTCGCTCCATGCACTTTGCCTGTCCTTTGCTCTATTTACTGCTTCTCTTGCTAATGTTGGATTAACCTTTTCAGGTTTTGGCTTACTCACTCACTCCACCGCCTTCCCATACTTCTCCCCCCGGCACTCCTGCGCCCGGTCACACCCCTCCGGCTCACAAAGGAAGTTACCCCTCAATTTGCAAACCCTTTCCGGAACCTCTTGGCCGCATTCGGGACACGTCCAGGGGGATCCGGTGAATGCGCTGAATAGCAGTTCGCCACAACTGGGACAGATACGTGAGATCATTTCTGCACCCCCCTAATCAGACTCGATAATCTTACACTCAAGCAATTCTTCTAAAAATTTAATGCCTTTACATGTACCTAAACATGCTTACCTCGTTTTAAAAAGAGTCACCCCACCCCCGGAAAGAGGCGGGGGATAGTCATAAAACTGTGTTAAGCAAACCATTAAAATTTGTTACTTACCACAACCCCAGGCCGGGTACAGTCAATTTCCCCGTCGAGTCCCCGGAGAAGGGCGCCGCTCCCTGAAATTCCACTCACTTTGTAGGCGGCATTAACTCCTCGCCCACCTGTCACCGGGCAGGCCAGCCGCCGCATGTTGATCACCGTCCTTTCATGCAATGTAAGTTGCGCCCCTTTAGGCAAAGACTTCTTTGTTTAGGCGGCTTGTGGGTCGCCTCTGTTTTATGTTGCAGGCCGCTTTAATCTCCATTTACTCCATGTCTTACGACCATACCACTGTGGCGGGTTTCCATTCCAATGGGCAAAAACTCGTTCATTTTCTATATCAACTTTGACAATTCGCACCAGCCACCATTCCCATTTCCCGTTGAACATTGAAAGGCCCGTAGCTTTGCGTACAGAATATACAGCCATGCCTGGCATTAGCTTTTTAAGTACCACCTTAACAACTCCTCCCGGTACTTAGAACGGCAAATCCTCGTCACTGAACGGTACTTCCTCATAGCCGTCCTGTCGTCCCTGTGGCTTACCTTGACCTTCCCCGGCATCCTTCCGGTCAAGGAATATCACCCGTGATGCCACAACAACCGTTTTATACTTCTTCTGCCCATCATTACCGTCCCAGGACTCAGTTTCAAGTCTGCCTTCCACGTAGGCCCGGCTACCCTTCTTTAAATACTGCTGGCAGTTCTCAGCGTTCTTTTCCCACACTTTCACATTCACCCACTCGGTTTTGTCCCTGCTGCCACCATCAACGGCGACTGAGAATTGACCAACGGCCTTGCCGCTTTGGGTGTAGCGCGTTTCCGGGTCACGGCCAAGATTGCCGATCAGTTGGACTTTGTTGAGCAATTTAGTTACCTCCCGCGATTATTACCGGCTTACCGGTTAACTCCTGAATCTCTCGTTTAAATCGGGCTTCGTCACTGTTGCTGTCAGACAGGTGAAGCAAGTAAATCTCTTGAACCTTGCTCAGATCATTGGCCTGAAAAAACTCCTTCACATGTTCCAGGCTGAAATGTGACTTTAGAAGCCGGTTTTTTAGTTCTACCGGGACTGTCCCAGCCTCCACGTTGGCTTTTAAAATGTCCAGGGCGTAATTACACTCTATCAGTATTCTTGTAAGTCCACTGAAACGATAGGGACAATAAAAGCTGTCAGTAATGTAGGCCAGCTTTTCACCCTCCCGATCTGCTACGAGAAACCCTAGATTAAATACGTCGTGCTTGAGATCGAAGGGTAAAATATCGAACTCTCCTACCCTAAGCTGCTTTTTAGGTTCAACTATCTTTACCCGGTGGCCGGATATACCTATTTCTTCTACTGTTTGTTCTGACATAAAAACATCAATTCCGGCTTTAATCATGTCCCTTGCGCTACGACTATGATCATTGTGTGAATGGCTCAGTAGAACGCCATTAAGGTTGGCCACTGTAAAGTTTAGGTCTTTTTGTATGGTTTTAAATGATATGCCACACTCTATGAGTATTTCTGTTTGCCCACTCTTTACTGCATAACAATTACCTTTACTTGATGAGGCAAAACATTTAATTTCCATGCTTTACCGCCGCCCCAACTTCGTGTGATGGTTCAGTAAGCGCCCTATCAATGGGCCATCCATAAGCTATTCTGCGTCTAATTGTTTCCGCGCATAATCCTGTATGTTTAGCCCATTGAGATATGTTTTTTGTATGGCCTTTCCAAAATATCCAGTGACTTTGCCTAGTGTTGGCAGGTTGATCTTTACCTGGTATCCACTTGCAATTGCCCGGTTCGTAATTTCCGTTTACATCAACTCTTTCAATGGTTAGATTGTCTTTGTAGCCAGAAGAAAGAGCCCATTTTAAAAATAAACTAAAATCTAACCATTGCAGACACATAGTAATTCCCCTAGCTCCATAATACTTATAGCTATTGCATTTAGAATTAAAGCAACGTTGCTTCATCCCAGCCCAAATGCCGTATAGTCTATGTTGCCAATACCCATGAATTTTGTTTCTTTTGCCGCTTTCTTTAAGCAAACATCCGCAGCTTTTAATTGCTCCGGTCCTTAGAGAGTTTAGATTAACCTGTGTAAAGCGACCGCAATCGCATTGACACAAAAACCTGCGCTTGATGCTTGTTCTCTCAACTTCGCGGACTATGGTCAACTTGCCATATTTTTCCCCAGGCGTAATCTCTAAGCGTCTTCCCATAGAAGCACCCGCTTTCATTTACCGGGGCAGTCATTGACCACCCCCGACCTTGACCTCGATCATCTAAAACCCCGGCCCTTCCGTGCCCGTGGGTGGAAGGTCTGTCTGCTCCGGCTCAGGCTCAGCATGTGTCGGATTTTCACTTGCTGGAGGTTCCGGTTCATCCGTAGCCGTTGCCTGTATATCAATAATTTCACTGTTGGCGTTTTCGTCGATCTCTTTCTCGACCTGCGCCTCCCGGAATGACATTTCGGTTTGTTTGAGGTTCATATAATCATCATCAATTTTCTGGCTGTCAATGGTAATGTCGTTATAGGCAGCCCGATAAATGGTCTTGTAGCACATCTTTTCGTACCAGCCGTCGACATGCTCTTTTTTGCCGGTCTTTTGCCCATCTTCCCATATGTCTTTCTCACCGCCCCAAAACTCAACGGCAGCATAAGCAGGTTTCCTTTTCAGGATGTCTTTGAGGGTAAATACGACCAGCCTGTTCTTTTCTGGTTTTCCATTGAAAATGTGATAGTAGAAGCCCCCAACAATCTCCCCGCGGTCAAAATCGTTGACAATCTCAAAATCGTAAGATTCACACTGGTTGGTGCGGTTCTTCTTGTATGACTTGAATTTGTCAGTTGAATAAACCAACTCGACGATTATATGATCGGGTATTTCCAGACCGTATTTTTTAGCCCTTAATTCGATGCCCCGGTATCCCTTGATAAACCCCATGCTATACTTCTGGAGGGCATTGTTTTTAAAGGGCATCATAGCAATGTGATTGTCTTGGGCAGGGTCTAAGCCAATCCTGGCTGACGACACGACATTACGGGCAAGTTGCTCCATATCGACATTCGCCCACACAACAGGTGTCGGGTCTTGGTTTTTGAATTTCTTCTTTCGCTTTTCCTCTGCCATCCGCAACACTGCATCTATGGCAATAAAGTAGTTCTGCGCCAGTCTCTTTTGAAAATCGGTTAACGCCAGTTCTCCAACACCACTTCCAAACTCAGCAATGACCTTATTCATAAACCTCTCAGACGCGGTTTGTTCCTTTTTGGCAACTTGGTTTTGCGGTTCCATTTATACAGCCTCCCTTAATTCTTTTTCCTCGGCTTCAATTTTAACCACTAACTTGCTGTATTTTTGTTTTAATTGATCACAAAGCTGTTGATACTTCTCAGGGGACATGTCCTCGCTTTTGGGAGGTTCCATGTCCGGCTTAACCAGTCTGATAACCTGCGCCTTCATTTTCGGCAGTACACTGACCGACTCCGCATTGTCAACAAATATCACCGGCCAGAACCCGTAATGCTCCGAAAGCGTCGCGATAATGTCCATCCCGACAATGATTTTATGCCCGGAGTTAAGACCGCTGCCGAAGGGCACTCCCCCGTAAAGCGTCTCGCACGTCGGTTCCACGCCGCCGTTAATAAGTTCGTTGAACATCTTGAACCGGGCCAGCTTGAATTTGCTGTTAATCTTTTCATCCAGGAGGGAAACCTTGGCCTTGGTGAACAGGTCGGTAAGGTGAAGTTCCTTCTCCAACTGCTCAAATTCTTTCGCCAGCTTCTTTTCCTCGGCGCTCAGTTCCGCTATCCGGGTCTTACCTTTCTTGACCTGATCCACCTGCGCCAGCTTTGTTTCCAGGCCGCTTATCTCGGTTTCCAGCATTGAGATTTCGGCGTTAACTATGGCTACCTGTCCGGCATTGCCAGTTTTGAGGCTTTGGATTTGAGCTTCCAGGAATTCCTTTTCATTCATGGCTTGCCTGTAGGCGGGATCTTCCGATATATCGCTTATTGCAGACATATCACTAATCACAGTTTCCAGGCGCACGACCTCTTTTTCATAAGCGGCAAGGCGCTCTTGATCTAAAGTGATCTTGGCTTCCAGATCAGCATTTGCGGCTTTCAGTTCCTCCGCTCTGGCCTTATGCGTCTTGCCTTCCTTGTTGATCCTCGCAAGGTCCTCGGCCTTATTAAGATTAAAGGCAGCCTGCGCCTTTTCTTTGGCTTCGGGCAACTGTGATTCGGGCAAATCCTGGCCGCAGGCGGGGCAAATAGCCTCTTGTTTGAGGTCAAACGCAAGACCGTTTACCCCATGCCACTCTTTGCGGAGTTGATCGGCCTTTGTCCCCGACTCAATAATAAGATTTTCATTGCGCTTTACTGCCGCTTGTTTATCACTTATATCAAGCTGTATCTTTCTGATTTCGTGTTGGGCTAAGGCAAGCTCATTTCGCCTCTCAGCAATCTTGTTGCCGACGTTTTCCCGGTGCCGATTCTTAATGTCCAGCAGTTTGCCTTCAACTTCCCGGATGGTCTTCATCTTCTCAGCCACTTGCCCCCCGGCCTGGATCCGGTCGATCTCCTGGTTTTTCTCCCGGACACGGTTTTTCAGGTCCTTGATCTTAGCATTGAACAAATCAGCCTCCGGGCCAATGCCAGAGAGATCGGACAGGGACTGGGTAACCTCATCAATGCGGACGGGGATTTTCTCAAGCTCTTTATTAATCTCCGTCCGTCTGGCCGTTATGACCTTGCGGTGGGCATCAAGGGTCCTGCCATCCGGGATGATGGTTTTAAGCTCTACCAGGCGGCTGTCTGAGGCTATAACATCAGCGTCCGAAACATCCCCGCATACGTTCATAAGGATTTCCCTGCGTTTTTCCCATTTGAGTTGAGTATTGAAGTACGTGGGATTGGTGAGTAGTTTGAATATGTCCTCGTTAGCGATTTCGGCTATTTTGGCCGCATAATCTTTTTCCGGAACCGGTACGCCGTCTATGAAGTGGTCTGTGGTGTGGCCGCTAAATATAGCGGTTGGGGTGCCTTTTTTCTTTTTATAGACTTCTTTGTAGCTTTTCTTGAGGGTCAGGGGACGACCGCCGATATCAAACGTGGCAATCACGTCATGGTCAATACCGGGTATGGCCTGACCGTTCTCCAAGGTTTTAAAGTCAAAGTCCTTTTTGTTCTGGCTGTCTTTGCCAAATAAAAGCCAGCACAATGAATCAAATAGGGTTGTTTTGCCGACCGCATTGTCAGCGTAGATCGATACATTGTTACCGTTCAAAACAAGGTCAAAATCCTTGATGCCTTTGAAGTTTTTCAAGGTAAGGCGCGTTAATTTCACAATCATCATCCTTTCTGAATTTATACCTCGATCGCATAAACCTCCCCGGTCAGCTGGTTCACCATTATCTCCCGCCGGTCAGCCTTGGATACCTGCAATTCATCCCGTCACCACTCTTTTCAGCACCCTCTCCACCGGCCTACCCTGCCGGTCAAAGGTGAAGCTTTGCATAGCCTTGACCTCTATCCCCGGCTTTGGCTCATATCCCGGTCTGCCGTTCTGGGTAGCACACGGCCTACACTTGGCCTTGGTTGGGGATATGGACTTGGTGCAGGTTTCGCAGGTAGCGTTCTCAAAGATGGTTTTCATGGGGACACCCCCAGAAGTTCCAGGTTATCGTGGAGGTTGCCGATTACTTCAATATTTTTCCCGATGCTGTCATAACCTACCATTACGCCGTTATGAGGGTCAATTTTCACTGTGCCAACACATTCAGACAGTATGCCATATATGGCAAATTGTTTATGCCTTACAATATCCCCCTCATAAATCTCACTGCCGTTTTTGTCAGGGAGGCCGGTGAATTGGCCAACGGTTTCGGGAATGACCTCAAACCACATTCCTTCGGCATTATCTTTTTGCGTGTTGATAATGCAATCAATATACTCTTTGCCGTCTATGCAATGGTTAATATCTTTTGCATAGTAACCATAAACCCACTCGCCATTATTAACCCACTTACCCCGGCATTTAATATCCCTCATCATGCCTCATCCCTCCCCGGCGCCTTCTTAGCCTTAACTCCCCTGCTTTTACAAAAACAATCATTATCGCAGAAGATTTCACCGTCATAGTCCGCGTAAGTGTCCCCCGAAAGTATCTCTATCCCGCACTGTTCGCACACCGCAAATGCTTGCGGCTCATCGTCCGTTGGGTCGTAGCCTTGAGCATACATGTCCAGACAGACAATTTTAACGGCTTCTTGTAGGTTCATATGATTAACTCCCTCCTTGACCGGCCTCCAGCCAGCCGTGATATTCTTGGATTGAGGATTTACTTTTGGCCCCATGCGGGGCTGTTTTTTATTTACCCTCGGCTTTGGCAAGTGCATTTTTTACTTGGCTAAATAATTCTGTGCTGTCAATATCTCCTGGCCCCAATGCCCTGCCTTTGAGATATTCAACAAATGGAAGCACAGAACTCAGCGCTTCGTACAGTTTCGTATTTACGCCTTTGTTTATGCACAAAGTGCATAAACTCGGAACGTCTTTTTCTTTCATTGTCTGAGATATTGACTTTGTATCCACGCTTATGCGTCCTCCTTAAGTTGTGGTACTTGCTATGGCGACCATGTAAAACAACTTCAAGATTTTCGATACAGTTATCGGCCTTATTACCGTTTTTATGATGCACATCTTCGTCTGGTAGTAACTTTCTATCAAGATACTGTTCCATAACATACCTGTGGTACCGCATAGACTTACCATTAACCTTGATCTGAAGGTATCCTTTCTTGTCTATCCACCCACCTTTATATAGTGGATTTTGAGGTCCAGGAATACATATACTAGGGGTTTTGCGACCAATATACATGCACTTTCTTGAACAAAACTTTGAATCTCGGTCAACTGGTCTAAATATTTCACCACATACAGGGCATATTTTATCTGGTAACTTTCTGTTTCTTCTTCCAAGTGTATCAATTAGCTGTTCAGCCATTCTTTCCCTCCGCCCTTAAAATGGCATCATCAAGCTTTATGTCGTCGATTGTGATATTGTGAGGGTAGTTATCTACTGTGACAAGGTTTTCTCTTAGCCATTTCAACCAACCTATAAGAATTGGACTTGTGGCGATAAGGTTGGCGTCCGCTTCTTTAAAACAAATAATATCTTCGACGCCATATTTATTTTTCCCTAAACTCACTACAAGTGTGCCGCTCGTTTTGCTTGTTGGATGACTTAAATCTCCAACAAAAAAGCCATAATCATCATCCTTGGGATCTACTTGAATTTTCTTTTTAATGCGCCATTCCCACGGCCCCGGTGTATATTCAGGCATTGATCTTCCTCCTTCCTTACGCGACAAAATCCGGCTCTAAACTATCCAAATACTGTTTTACCGCACATTCTGTACAATAACATCCTGCCAACTTCGGAACCTTTAGCGCTTTTGCGGTAGCAACCGCACTCTCCGGCGAAACCTTTAACTTTCCATTTTCCTGCTTACTAATTACGCTGCGGTCTATTTCCAACTCAATAAGGTTAACAAGTTCTTCCTGTGTCAATCCGCGCATATTCCTGCATGCCGCCATTGCCTGGCCGAAGGACAACCTCATGCCCTTCTGCATACGGTATGTATCCAAATCTATGACAACCCCGGCCTTCAAACCTCGCACCCCCTTTCTTTGTGATAACTTTGGCACAATCGCTTGACCTAATTTTTGTAACGGATTAATATGTTCCTAAAGACCTCCCACCACCCCCGCCATCAGGTACCGGTGTCGGGGAAGGCTCCCCTGCCTACTTCACCCCGGCTTTCTGGAGGACGGCTTTGGCTTTACACCAAACGCACACAACATGACCTTCTCCACTGTCAGTGCAATGGCAACCTACCTCTACCGGATCGCCACTGTTTAACAAAGCTACAAGGCTTTTCAACGCCTCCACTATTTCCGGTATCGCCTCGGCTACAGCCTGGGGATTGGAGAGATTAACCTTACTGCACTCTTGCAAAGCTATTTCCTGGAATGTTTTTACATCTTTCTTTGCCTCAAAATTACTACAGATCAGCTCATCATCCAAAGCATCACCTAGAAGTATTAAGACATTATCCTTGTCGCAATGATAGTTAACTTTTTCAACTTTTCCCCATTTACACAAATCGCAAGTAGTTTTCACCTTAGCCCCTCCTTACCATAACAAGAACCCTATCTGTTCCCCCGCCAGCCAGCACATCGCCAGGAATGCCAACAGTCCTATTAGGTTCAGCACCCACCCCGGCCTCCAGGCATAGCGGCGGCGGCATTGTCTCAACTCCAGAACGCTTCTAATCGCCATCACGCACCGCCAATCTGCTTGTTGATTCGGTTGACAAGGGCGGTGAAGTCATTCCAGTCTGAATTGCTAAATGTGGCAGTAGTTACCCCAGCCAATTCAAGTTTTACATTTTTGATCCTGCTATTATTGTCCGAAATATCAATATAGACATTTGCACCGCCATTTACTTCAAACTCAGCCCTCTTAATTGGCACATCTACCGGCTCCTGATACATGTACTTAATCCACATAATGACACCCTCCTTTGATATTTGGTTAACTCCACCGCATTCAACCTTCTAACCATCTCCCCCACCCTGCCCCGGATTCTACCGGTTATGCGCCTGACCTGTTCGCTAATGGCACGGTCACAGGTCGGGCAGATTTCGGGGCCGGGGTCATGACATATTTTGCAGATCATACGTCCACCCCTACAGCTTTTAAGGCGGCGATACATTTTTTTTCCAATGGTGCATCCATTAACGTCCAAACTTCCTGCCATGTGAAAATATGAACCGCAAAGACATCACATAACAATGCAAGGTTAATGAGGTATTTTAATTCCTTCCCCATGTCCTTGATTTTATTGAACACCTCTTGCCAAGCCGCAATGTCGGTGGAATAGAGTGGAATGACTTCTTCTTCGCCCGTCGCGGGATTAATCCCGAAATTTCTTTTACCTTCCTTGCAACTTGTTGAGAAATCGCAAGTATTATCAATGGGCCATGTTATTGTCCATCCCATAGCCTTTTCAGCGATTATGGAATCAAGTTCACGTCTTGCGTGCATTGTGGTCCTCCTTTCCGATGGTTAAGGGGCCCGATTATGCCCCTGTCTTTACTGCCGCCTTCCGCTGCTCTCTTAGCTTCCGGTTCGCTTCCCTTATTAACTCAACCATTGGGCCTAAGTCCATTTTTTGACGTACAATGGTTACTACTGCCGAGGGATATGGCGGTTCAGAATCGTCCTTGCGCTTCCTTTTCTGCGCCTGTGGCATTGGGTCTACCTCCCTTCGTAATTAATAACCTTCGGCTCCCACTCAATGGCCGCTTTCATTGCATGGTCATAAAGTTTCTGGGGTATATCGGTTATTGTGTTAACCAGGCACGCGTCGTGTATGCTTCTATAGCACTGACTAAAGTACGATGATTTGAGGCTCTTAATCTCTGCCTTGTCGGCAAGGTCAGATTGCTGAACAAAATACCCCACCCTGGCCCTCACAGCCTTAGTAACTTTGCGAATTTGATTGCTGCTGATCCTGTTGCTTTGCTCAAGGACATCTTTATGGGACTCAACGAAAACCCTAAATTCGTTACTGTTCTGCGTTGCCAGTTCAATAGCCTGATGTGCGAGAGAGGTATTTTCCTCGACAGCCGCAAGCATTGTCTTAATTGCATTCGTGAGATAAGTTATTTTCCCCAACTGTACGGGAAGACTGGGAGTTGCCACACTTTCATTAATCTGCATCGACATCTACATATACCCCCTCAATATCTATTGGATTACCACCACACGGCATTGCCCTTTTCATGGCATTAAGCCATATTTC